CCAGTCACTGTTAGTGCATCACCTACAGGTGACGATGCTGTACTAGTATCATCAATAGGCAATAACTCTGTTTTAAATCTTACTGTAATAAGTGGAGGTTCTGGATATTCTTCTATACCGACAATTACAATAGGAACACCAAATAGTGCTATACATTTTACAGCTACAGGCACGGCAGTTCCTGACTCGAAAGGAAATATATCAAGTATTACAATAACTGATGGTGGTAAATATTATCAAAATCCACCGACAATTACAGTAGGCAATCCACCAGATTCCGTTAGAGCAACAGCTACAGCTTCACTTTCAGGCTCGGCAGTAAGCACAATTAATATAACAAATCAAGGACAGGGTTATATTAATTCTGATGGTACAGATTTTATACCTACAGTAACATTCACAGTCGAATCGCTTGTTGGTGGTATAAAACTTGAAGATGATGACGGATTGCTATTAGAAGTTACAGCAAATACTGTTAATGTAAATAGCACAGCAAACAATGAATTTTTTGAAACAAGTAAATCGGGTTTTATAGATTTTTCAGAACTTAATCCATTTAGCGAAGGAACTGATTGGTAATGTTTGGACAATTTCACTATCACAGCGCCATAAGAAAATATATTATCATGTTTGGTAATATGTTCAATGATATTGATGTTGTTAGATTTACTTCATCAGGCCAAAGTCAACAACAACTTAGAGTTCCAATAGCTTATGGGCCCAGAGAAAAATATCTAGCTAAATTAAGAAGTGATCCTGACGGAAGAAGAGAAATAGCTATGGTTCTTCCTAGATTATCATTTGAATTGACATCTATGAATTATGCACCAGAAAGAGTTTTAAATAGAACACATAAACAATTAGGAATAGGCGGTGGTAATAACACATTAAGACAAACATGGACACCAGTGCCTTACGATTTAGACATGTCATTATACGCAATGTTTGCTAATCAAGAAGATGCAGTACAAGTTGTAGAACAAATATTACCATATTTTCGCCCAGAGTGGACTAATAGTGTAAAAATAGTTCCTGAACTTGATACTTATGTAGATGTACCAACAATACTAAATGGTATGACAATAGAAGATACATATGATGGTGATTTCGATACACGTAGAGCAATAATATATACATTTACTTTTAGAATAAAAGGATACTTATTCGGGCCAGTAACAAACAAAGGTATTATACGTAGAACACTTGTAAATACCTTTAATCCTTCGTCAAATACTGCCACAGGAAATGTTATTATAAAAACAACAGATACAAAATTACAAAGAATGACATTGACACCAGGATTACTTGCAAATGGTTCGCCAACAGCTAATAGCACTGCCAGTATACCAATTACACAAATAAGTGCAAACTCTAATTATGGATTTGCTTTTGATAGGGAAGATTTTTTTAACTAATGAAAAATAATGTGACAGACGGACTAAACAAAGTTTTCGAGGTGGGGACAGATTTAGTGGAAGTAGATAAAGAAAATAAACAAGCAGATGTACCTGAAGATGTTGATAACGATTACAAATATGCAAGAGAAAATTTGTATGGTGTTATTGAAAAAGGTACTGATGCACTAGATAATTTAATTGACTTAGCAAAAGCAAGTGAACATCCTAGAGCATTCGAAGTCGTAGCACAACTTACAAAAACACTTGTAGATGCAAATAAAGATTTACTTGATATACAAAAGAAAGTAAAAGATTTAAAGAGAGAAGATAAAAAAGAGAATCCTAAAAATGTAACAAATGCTTTATTTGTTGGTAGTACTGCCGAGTTACAGAAGATGATATCTGGAAGGAATGATGATGTATGAATATAATGTAAAAGTGGTAAAAGTGATTGATGGTGATACAGTAGATGTAGACATCGACTTAGGTTTTGGTGTTTGGTTACATAAAGAAAGAATACGACTATATGGAATAGATACACCTGAGTCAAGAACAAGTGATACAAAAGAAAAGTTTTTTGGACAAAGAGCAAAAGCTTTTCTTACTAAGTGGATAACAGCCGGTGATATCACATTACGAACAAAGACATATGATGCGAAAGGTAAGTTTGGTAGAATACTTGGTGAGTTATGGTACGCAGGTAAACACAATATAAATCAGAAGATGATAGATGAGCATCACGCAGTTGCATATCATGGACAATCAAAAGAAGAAATAGCTGAAGAACATCTAAAGAATAGAGAAATAATACTAGAAAAAGATCCAGTAAGATAATGGTTAGTCAAACATATTTAGGTAATCCAAATCTAAAAGCAAAATCTGTTCCTGTTTCTTTCACTAAAGAAGAAGTACAAGAATATGTAAAATGCTCTAAAGATCCTATATACTTTGCAAAGAAGTATATAAAAATTATTAATGTTGATAAAGGCCTTGTTCCATTTAACATGTATAATTTTCAAGAAGATATGGTAAATTCTTTTAATAATAATCGTTTTAATATATGTAAATTACCTAGACAGTCAGGAAAATCTACAACAGTAACAGCTTATATACTTTGGTTAATACTATTCAATGATAGTTTAAATATTGCTATACTTGCAAATAAGGGTTCTCTTGCTAGAGATTTGTTGGGTAAAATACAATTCGCTTATGAATATCTCCCTCCTTGGTTACAGCAAGGTATTGTTGTGTGGAACAAAGGTAATATAGAATTAGAAAATGATTCTAAAGTTGTAGCGGCCGCTACGTCATCTTCTGCTATTCGTGGGGGTTCTTATAATCTTTTATTTCTAGATGAATTTGCTTTTGTTGCTAATAACTTAGCCGAAGAATTTTTTAACTCAGTGTATCCTACAATATCTTCTGGTGAGTCTACAAAAATTATTATTGTATCAACACCAAATGGTATGAATCATTTCTACAAAATGTGGACTGATGCTGAAGAGAAAAATAGTCAATATATTCCAATGGAAGTTCACTGGAGCGAAATACCAGGAAGAAATGAAAAATGGAGAGAAGAGACAATCGCAAATACTTCTGAAGAACAATTTAGACAAGAATTTGAGTGTGAATTTCTTGGTTCTGCTGGCACACTTATACATCCAACTAAACTAAGAAATTTAGCACACGTAATACCAATGAAAAAATGGCAAGACGTTGAGATATATGAAGATCCCTTACCGAATCATATATACACAATGTCTGTTGATGTGTCAAGAGGAGTTGGTTTAGATTATTCTGCTTTTGTTGTAGTTGATATAACAGAAATGCCATATAAGATGGTAGCTAAGTTTAGAAGTAAAGATATTTCACCCCTTTTATATCCAACTATTATATACAATGTAGCAGGACATTATAACGAAGCATATGTTCTTATAGAAATAAACGATATTGGACAACAAGTAGCTGATATTTTACATCAAGATTTAGAATATGAAAATATACTAGCAACTGCTGTAAAAGGTAGAGCAGGCCAACAAATTAGTGGTGGATTTTCTGGTGGTTCTTCTATGGGAATCAGAACAACAAAACAAGTAAAAAGAATAGGTTGTTCTAATTTAAAAGATTTAATTGAGCAAGATAAGTTTATTATACAAGATTATGATACAATTGTAGAACTATCAAGTTTTATAAGTAGAAATGGAAGTTACGAAGCCGAAGAAGGCACTCATGATGATTTAGTAATGTGTTGTGTTTTATTTTCTTGGTTAGCAAAACAAACTTACTTCAGAGATATCACAAATACCGACATAAGACAAAGAATATACGATGAAAAGCTTAGAATGTTAGAAGATGATGCTCTTCCTTTTGCAATAATAGATGATGGACGGCCTGAGGAAGGCGTTATAAATTCACAAGAGGAGATGAATGAATACATCAATACCAGAAATAAAGAAGACTGGTTTATATACAAATAGCATTTTTTATAAATATTGAATAATTCAATAGAACAAATTTGTTATTCTTAGAAGGAGATAAACAATGGCATTTCAAGTATCACCCGGAGTTAATGTAAGTGAAGTTGATCTTACTACTGTAGTGCCTGCAGTTTCTACTACAACAGGAGCAATCGCTGGACATTTTAGATGGGGAACAGTTGATGAGAGAGTATTAGTTGATTCAGAAGATAGGCTAGTATCTAATTTTTATAAACCCAATGCTAATACGGCAGATGACTTCTTTACTGCGGCCAACTTTTTATCATACGGAAATTCACTATTTGTAGTCAGAGTTGTTGATACAACATCTGGCGCAAGCACTCAAGCTATAAATTCAGTAACTGGATCACAAGCGGCTTACATTTCTAATGCAGATTATTATAATGAAACATATTCACATAATTCAAGTAGTGGAGATTGGGTTGCAAAATACCCTGGAATATTAGGAAACAGCTTAAAAATATCTGTATGTCAAAGCAAAGGAGCTTATGAAAGTAGTGTTACAGTAGCACAAACATACTCAATAACTCAAAACACTAAAGAACTTAAAATTAATACTAATTCATTTACACCTACAAACGATTTTGCAGTAGGCGATGTATTACTATTAGGTACAAATAACGAACAGAAAAAGATAGCATCAATGTCTGGTAATACTATCACTTTAGATAGTAATTATACAGGCGACACTTTAACAAGAAGTGCTACAGCTATTACCAGAAGATGGGAATTTTTCAATAACTTTAATCAACCACCAACAACAACTAATTATGCTAATAATGTAAACTCTACTGGAGATGCTTTACATGTAGCGGTTGTAGATGAAGATGGTGAGATTACTGGTGCTAAAGGATCAGTATTAGAAACTTATGAAAATGTATCTGCGGCCAGTGATGCTAAAGATGATCAAGGCGGAAACATCTTTTATAAAGATAAAATAAACCAAGAGTCGAACTGGGTTTGGTGGGGCGCACATAACTCTAACATAACAAATGCTGGTAAAAGAGCGATGGAAAGTAATGATGGTACAGCAAATTCTGGCACACAATATGGTGGTAATGCTTTACCAATTACAAACAGCTTTACACTAGGTAAAGATGGTAATACTCCTGGAGCTTCAGCTTATAACTCTGGTATAGACAGATTTAAATCAACTGAAGATGTTGATATATCTTTATTATTAGGAAGTTCAGCGAATACAACTAGAGCTACACACATTATCAATAATATAGCCGATCATAGAAAAGATTGTGTCGTAGTGGTATCACCAGAAAGAGCAGATGTCGTAAACAATGACTCTTATGAGGGTAAGCAGAGACAAGACATTATAGCATATAGAGATGGATTACCAAGTTCTTCGTATGCAGTAATGGATTCAGGTTGGAAATACATGTTTGACAAGTACAACGATGTATTCAGATATGTACCTCTGAACGGAGATACTGCTGGACTTATGGTTCAATCAGACTTAACAAGAGATCCATGGTATTCACCAGCTGGATACAATAGGGGTAATGTTAAGAACGCTGTAAAGTTAGCATTCAATCCTAATAAAGCAGATAGAGATGAACTATACAAAAAAGGTATCAACCCAGTAGTAACATTTCCTGGACAAGGTACTGTATTATTCGGTGATAAAACAATGTTAGCACAGCCGAGTTCTTTTGATAGAATAAATGTACGAAGATTGTTCATTGTACTAGAAAAAGCTATTGCAACTGCGGCTAAATTTACACTATTTGAGTTCAATGATGCTTTTACACGATCACAGTTCAAAAACTTAGTAGAGCCTTTTTTACGAGATGTTCAAGGAAGAAGAGGTATTACAGATTTTGCTGTAGTGTGTGACGGAACGAACAATACAGGTGACGTAATAGATAGAAATGAATTTGTTGGTGATATCTACATAAAACCAGCACGTTCAATCAATTTTATTCAACTCAACTTTGTAGCGGTGCGTTCTGGAGTAGAATTTTCTGAAATAGTTGGTAAAGCAACATAAATAAAGGGACAGGAGAGAAAATATGGCTTTTAATGTAAACGAATTTTCTGGTGCCCTAAAAGGCGGTGGTGCAAGAAGTTCACTTTTTCAAGTGAATATAACTAATCCAGCAAACGGAGTTGCGGACTCTATAGTTCCATTCATGACTAAAGGCGCTCAAGTACCAGCGGCCACATTAGGAACAATTGAAGTACCTTATTTTGGAAGACAACTTAAAGTAGCAGGTAATAGAACTTATGCGGAGTGGACTCCCACTATTATAAATGATGAAGATATGAGTATAAGAAATGCAATGGAACAGTGGAATCACTCAATTAATAGTGTTCAAGGTAACTTGAGGGCTACTGGTGGTTCTTCACCAGCATTGTATAAAGCTACTGCACAAGTAACTCAGTTTTCAAAAACAGGTGAAATACTTAGAATATATGACTTTGTTGGATTATATCCTTCAGAAGTAGGAACTATCGATCTGGCTTGGGATGCAGAAACCATACAAGAATACACAGTGACATTTCAATATGATTATTGGCAAATTTCAGGTGGTACCACAGGTAACGCTGGCGGAATTTAATTGATTTCGTGAGTCATAAATAGTATAAGACACACGTAAAAGGATATAATATGGCAGAAGAAAGAAAAGGTTTTCTGCGAGAAGCAGTAGAACTATTCGGATTTCGTATAGGTAGGCCCGAAAAAGAAGAACCATTACCTTCATTTGTTCCACAAAATATCGAAGATGGCGCAGTTGCTATCAGCGAAGGTGGAGCATTCGGAACTACAGTTGATCTTGATAATAAAATCAAAAATGAAACTCAATTAATCACAAAATATAGAGAAATGGCTTTGCAACCAGAAGCAGAAAAAGCCATTGATGACGTATGTAATGAAGCTATAATTACAGATGATAATCAATTACCCATAAATTTAGATTTAGATGAAGTTGCAACTGTCTCTGCTAGTGTTAAAGAGATGATGAGAGATGAGTTTGAGTATATTCAAAGACTTTTGAAAATGAATACAAAAGGTTATGATGTATTTCGTAACTGGTATGTCGATGGAAAAATATACTATCACATTGTTATTGATTTAAAAAATCCTAGAGCGGGTATAAAAGAATTAAGATATGTTGATCCTAGAAAAATTAAAAAAGTTAAGAAACCAGTAAGAAAAAATCAACAAGCTCAGACAATAGGAAAAGAAGCTCTTGAGAAAAAAATGGAAGAGTTTTATCTTTATCAAGGAAAAGGTGTAAGTGATAGTACGTCAGGCATAAAAATAGCACCAGATGCTATAGCATATTGTCACAGTGGAGTGTTAGATAATAAAAATTATAATGTTTTGGGACATTTACATAAAGCTATTAAACCTCTGAACCAGTTAAGAATGTTAGAAGATGCTACAGTTATCTATAGACTCGCAAGGGCACCCGAAAGAAGAATATTCTATATTGATGTAGGTAATTTACCAAAACAGAAAGCAGAACAATATCTAAGAGATATGATGGTAAAGCATAAAAATAAACTTGTATATGATGCAAATACAGGTGAAGTCAGAGATGATAGAAAATTTCTTACCATGCTTGAAGACTATTGGTTACCTAGAAGAGAAGGTGGCCGAGGAACAGAAATTACCACATTACCAGGTGGACAAAATCTTGGTGAATTAGATGATGTTAATTATTTCAGACGTAAATTATACGAAGCACTTAATGTACCTATCTCTAGACTAGAGCAAGAAACTCAATTTAATGTAGGTAGGGCTTCAGAAATAACAAGAGATGAGATTAAATTTTCTAAATTTATCACAAGATTACGTTCAAGATTTTCTGAATTATTTTTAATATTACTTGAAAGACAACTTTTACTCAAAGGTATTATGACTTCTGCTGAGTGGAGTGAAATGAGAGATTTAATAAAGTTTAATTATCAAGAAGACAATCATTTCTCAGAACTCAGAGATGCCGAAATATTAAGAGAAAGAATGACTCTTTTACAAGAAGTTGATCAATATACAGGTAAATATTTCTCTAATAACTGGATAAAAACAAATATTTTAAGACAAACAGATGAAGAGAAAGAAGAGATTGCTAATGAAATATCAAATGAAGAAGAAGATACACCTGAAGAAGAATAATTTATAAATATGTGAAAGGAAATAATATGGCAGACTACACTACAAAGGACGCAGTTGAACTCGCTTTATCAGGTAACTCTGGTGAGTTTAAGAAATCTATACATGATATTTTATCTGCTAGAGTTAACGATGCAATTGAACTAAAAAAGATAGATGTTGCATCTAGCTTTATGAATAGCAAAGAAGAAGACACGTTGCCGTCAGAAGTAGAACCAGAAGTAGAGGCCGAACAAGAGCCAGAGGAATCAGAAGATGAAACTACAGAAGTTTAGTCGATACATAGAAGAGGCAGATGCAAAAGATTATGTAGCACCTAAAGATGACGATAAAGAAGCTACAGAGTATAAGCCCCGTTCTAAAGGCGAAGAGAAATTTGCAAAAGATCATAAAGTATCTAAGAGTGATGCTGAACCAAAAGGACAAGAACATATATTTAAAGGCTCTTTAAAAGCAGTAAGCGAAGATATAGATTGTCCGATTTGCAATGACGGAGAAAATACTTGTACTTGTGGAGAGTCGCAAGAAGAAAAAAAAAATTTTAACGAAGGAGTATTAGATACACTGCGTAAAATTGTCAAAGACAAGCAGGCATCGAAAGTAAAATTTAAAAATGGTAAAATGATGAATATTGATATGCAAACAGCAAATATGATAACAAAATCATATGACAAAAGAATAACAAAACCTGAGTTAAAGAAAAAAGTTGAGAAAATGATTGATGGAAGTCCAGAAGGACTGATGAAAGTACTAGACATCATGTATAAAGGGTAAGAAAATGGCAGTTACAGTTAAAGGCACATCTACAGCGTTAGCTACAGGAACTACAAAGTTTAAAACATCTACAGCGGTTCATCTCTGTGGACATACTTCTGCTACGACTGTAACAGTTAGAAATGAAGATGATGATGCGGATGTTGGTACAATTAAAATACCTGCTAATGGCCAATTAGTTATTAATTTGTCTATAGGACAAGGACTACGAGGTCCGACAACTGTATTGGGTACTCATGTAGCATCAGGAGATTCAATCTAATGAAACTTATATGCGAAGTAAATGAAGAGGTAAAATACCTAGAAGAAGAAAATAATGGCAAAAAAGGGTTGTACATTGAAGGTATTTTTATGCAAGGAGACATAAAGAATAGAAATGGTAGAATGTATCCGAAAGATGTATTACAAAAAGAAGTAAATAGATACAATAAAGAGTACATCGATAAGAATAGAGCATATGGAGAATTAGGACATCCACAAGGCCCAACCATCAATCTAGAAAGAGTATCACATATGATAACACAGTTACAGCAAGATGGTTCAAATTTTGTAGGAAAAGCAAAGATTATGACTAATACTCCATATGGCCAAATTGTCAAATCTCTAATTGATGAAGGCGCACAACTAGGTGTCTCAAGTAGAGGTATGGGAAGTTTAAAACAGAAGAATGGTGCTAATGAAGTACAAAAAGATTTTTACCTAGCAACAGCGGCTGATATTGTTGCAGATCCTTCAGCACCAAATGCATTTGTAAATGGTGTCATGGAAAGTAAAGAGTGGATATGGGATAACGGAATCATACGTGAAGCCGATATTGCCGATATGCAAAAGGAAGTAAAGACTGCATCAAAGTCTGAATTAGAGAATGTGAAGTTAAAAGTTTTCGAAAATTTTCTTTCAAAGTTATAAATTTATAAATAGATTCAAATTAATAAAGATCAAGAGGAGCAAGTAAATGTCCGATCAAGTTCAAGATAATACACAAGAGGAAGAAATCCTCGAAGATGTAGTTGCTGATCAGGAAGTTGAGGCAGTTGAAATAGATGATGATAATCTAGATGAAGCGAAAAAAGCCTCAATGGGCGATCCATCAGAAATTCCAGATCCAACACCTGTAAAAGCACCAGTACCAAAAACCAAAGTAGGGATGATCAAAGCTATGATGGACTTTGCAAATAAGTCTAAGAAGATGGACGTTGCATCAATGTATACTGCTATGATGGATCCTAAAGCTAAAGAAAAAGATGATAAAGAAATGAAGGCTGAAAAAGCTAAAAAGCCAATGAGAGCTACATATAAGCCTGAAAGTTTAGATTTATCTGCTGATATCAAAGCTTTATTTGGTGACGAAGATTTATCAGAGGAATTCAAAGCAAAAGCTACAACTATTTTTGAAACTGCTGTTTTAACAAAAATAAACGAAGCTTTAACTGAAACAGAAATAGATGTTGCATCCGAGTTAGAGGCAGAGAAAGAACTTGTAAAAGAAGAAATGTCTGCAAAGTTAGATGAGTATCTAGAATATGTTGTCAACGAATGGGTTAAAGAAAATGAACTTGCAATCGAACAAGGTATACGTTCAGAGATTGTAGAAAACTTTATGGTAGGACTTAGAAATCTTTTCACAGAAAACTATATCGATATTCCAGAAGAGAAAGTAGATATTGTTGATGAGATGGCCGCAAAAGTAGAAGAAACTGAAAAAGCTGTAAATGAAGAGATTGAAAAGAATATTGAACTCAGAAAAGAGTTAAATAATCTAAAGTCTGAAAAAGTATTTTCTGAAATGAGTGAGGATCTAACCGAAACTCAAAAAGAAAAATTTAAGTCACTAGCAGACAGTGTAGATTACGATGACGATTATACACAAAAGCTAGAGACATTAAAGAATAACTACTTCCCAAAAGAAGAAGTTGTAGAAAGTAATGATGTATCTGATGAAGAACCTCTAGAAAATTTAGAGGAAGAAACAAAAGTGAACGGCTCTATGGCTGGCTATATGTCTGCTATATCTCGAAGCATCAAAAAGTAATAAATTATAAATATTGATTAATAGGCTGAATAATTAGTTTAAGGGAGACTAAAAATGATTACAAACTCTGATGAACTTCAAAAGAAGTGGCAGCCAGTTCTTGAGCATCCAGATTTGCCTAAAATTGGTGATGCACATAAAAGAGCCGTAACTGCAACCCTTCTTGAGAATCAAGAAAAATCTGCTAAAGAGCAAAACTATGGCTCTGGTGGGTATCAAGCTCCTTCGCTATTGGGCGAAGCGGCACCAACAAACGCAATGGGCGCCTCATCATCTGATGCAAGCACCGGTGCAATTGACACATTCGATCCAGTGTTAATCTCATTGGTAAGACGTTCAATGCCAAATCTAATCGCATACGATATCTGCGGTGTGCAACCAATGTCAGGACCGACTGGACTTATTTTCGCAATGAGATCCAGATTTACCGGACAAGCTGGAACTGAGGCACTATTTAACGAAGCAGTATCTACATTTTCTGGAAGTGCGGCCGCTAACACGCAATCGCAAGCTGTTATCGATGATAGTGGTAATAATGCACAATCAGGTACAGATCCAACTGCTAGAGCATCAGGTACAGGCTACACAGTTGGTACTGGTATGACAACTGCCGATGCTGAAAAATTAGGCGATGCATCTGGTAACCAGTTTCAAGAAATGGCTTTCTCAATTGAGAAAATCTCAGTTACCGCCGTTTCAAGAGCATTGAAAGCTGAGTACACAATGGAATTAGCACAAGACTTGAAAGCAATTCATGGACTTGATGCTGAAACCGAATTGTCAAACATACTATCTGCTGAAATCTTAGCTGAAATCAACAGAGAAGTTGTGAGAACAATTAACTACACAGCCGCCGCTGGTTCACAAAACAATGTAACAACTTCTGGTACTTTTGACTTAGACACAGACTCAAACGGACGTTGGAGTGTAGAAAAGTTCAAAGGCTTAATGTTTAACATTGAGAGAGATGCCAACGATATCGCAAAGGCCACAAGACGAGGGAAAGGTAACATGATGATTTGTTCATCTGATGTTGCTTCAGCACTCAACATGGCTGGTGTTCTTGACTATACACCTGCTCTTAACAACAATCTGCAAGTAGATGACACAGGAAATACATTTGCTGGTGTTCTTAACGGAAGAATTAAGGTATATATCGATCCTTATTTCTCACCAACAAATTCAGGCGCATCTGCTGAAAACTATTACGTACTAGGCTATAAAGGTACAAGTGCATTTGATGCTGGACTTTTCTATTGCCCATACGTACCACTACAGATGGTAAGAGCAATTGGTGAGAATACTTTCCAACCAAAAATTGGCTTCAAAACACGTTACGGCATGGTAGCAAATCCATTCGCTACATCAAATGCTGACGGAGCCATCGCTTTT